TTAATTCCATATCAATTATAGTTTTATCTGACTGAATAGTACTGAAATCGAGAACACCCGATGGATCTGAATTTTTAGGACGAATCGCGAAACTATACGTGTATATATTACGAGTTGGAATACTTAAACGTGTATCTGATGGTATCTTGTACTTATAATAGTGAGATGTCGCATCTGTTATATTTGGAAGTCTACTACCAAGTAGATATAGGAATCCTGTTTTCATAACGGGTTGAAAAAAGGCTGTTGCGACACCAAAAGACGGAGATGTCGAAAAATTGAAACGATTCTGATAATAATATTCTTCCTGATTTGTCACGGACGACTGGCGAGCTATACTATCATTTTCGAATGTCTCTCTTCTAAAAAACCAATGTAGACATTTTACAGGAATGTTTGGTACGAGATTATTGGTCACATTAGGCTCCCCCAATTTGGATGTCGTCGATGGATGTCGTTTCACAAAATCCGTGATTATTTTGAGTGGTTGTCCCATCATGTATACTCTCTCTTCATCAGATACGGTAATTTCTTCTGTAATTAAATCAAAATGATCCAGTGTCAGTGATCCAACAGTGTCTGTAAAAAATGATTGTTTATGAAATTCGAGTTCGAACGTAATCTTTTGTTTGTGTATAGAACACACTGGAAAATATGGTTTGTTTGGTTCATTTATTTTATATTCGTCACTCACATACTTTCTAGAAAAAAAGAATGGGATAGGTATCATCAGTTCAGTTTCGTATTTGGCCAAATCCGAAAATCCCGGTAGCGTAGCATTATCGAAACGTAAATTCCTATTCAGTAAATAGGCGTTTGTGACCTTTTCAGATATTTCCAAATACAATTCATCATGTATAATTCCCCAATCGTCATCAATTTTTTCTACCTCGATTTCGTCTACATACATCGTAATACTCTTTAGTATATGTCTACCCACTTGATCTGCGTAATTTGTTGTTAAAGCTACTACATCATCCAATTTAGGTAATTTGATACTTAACCACATATTACTCAGTAAGTCTCCCATATTTTTTGGATTGAAGTCTATTTTCAATGTTTGTCCAAAAGGCCATCCCTCTACAACACCTGGATTTGTAATATTCCTATCTCGATGATATTTTATAAAATTTGAATGCCTAAAATTATCTCTTGGTAAAAAGAGTGAATCTTTGGAAAGTAGGTATGTGTCCTGCTTTCCAATAGCTTTAAGTGCAATATTAGACGCTTCACCCATTCTTATATATCGGTTTATTTTTTTAATATATTAATTTCATGGTTCCTTTACACAATCTTAATGTATTGTAACTCAATGCGTATACCTTTAGTTTTCTCGATGTAGGTGGAATACATCTAAATAATTCAATTTCAAGGATTTTATTTTTTATAAGACTGAAATTAATTTGTCCAGTTGGGTACCATTCTTCTGGTTTTAACGCGAAACTATAAGAATAGAAACGCCTGATGAGTTGTGTTCTCGTATGATGAATACGACCCTGAACAGCCTTCAGAAATTGTACGTTTCCTACTTTACCCGAAATCATAACCTGGTCATTGAACTTTAATTTGAGTTTTTTAAGATTTTCATATAAAATATATGTATCATCTATAAATGCTTCAGAATTATCATAGTCAAAGGGTGAGACACCTTCTCTCTGGATTACAAAATAAAGTTCTTTAACGGGATTTACCAAGTCTAATACAACCTTCTTTTCATCTTCACCTTCGTCGAGTTGAAAAACATTTTCTTGAATCTGTGTTATTATATAATCTTGATTGTCGCGAGTGTTCTTCTCTGTAAGAATTAATTCGGTCGAAAGAGTTGCGTCAAGTAGACTTCCCTGATCTATATCCACTATAGGATAAGTTCCATTTATATCAGTGAGAAGTTGTTTATAGTCTCGTAGTTTGATTTCAACTTCTATTAACTGTTTATCTATTGAAGAAATAGGTAAGGCTAATTCTGGATGTTTATAAAAATAAAAGGGGAGTTCGGCAATCATTTCTACGTCAACGCCATCTTTACCTATATTAGTGTGTGCTAATATTCGTTTATCTGACACAGGGACTGTATTGACTCGTATAGGGTACTTACCGATACGTTCTTCGAGGCTATATTGATGTGTGAGTGATACATTGTGTTCTGAGTATATTTGAAGATAATCGGAAGGTATATATTGTATTAGTTCACCACCAATATACAACTTTGCGTGCTCGATGATTGCATGACCCACTGATTCAATATAACAAATATCAGGTGTATGTATTCCGGGAAGTTTTACCTTCAATGAAAGTTTTGTCAAAAACGTACCACAATTTTGTGGGATTACAAACTTAATAATTTTATTAAAATCTGGTTTAGTTTCTGCATTTAATTCTCTATAAAAAACAGATAAATGTTGACTTTTTTTATATACCCCATGGAAATACGAATATTCTGGGTTAATCGTAAATTCATTTCCCCGTGGACCACTCGATTGAAGTTGAACGGTACCAGCCATTACTATTATACACAATTAAAATCTTAAACCTGCTAAACCATCTCGGAATGTGAGTACATTGTAATTCACTGCGTACACGCGTGTGTCATGCTCCTGTTCAATTACATCCGATAAGATGGATGTTGTAGTTGTAGTTTCAATTTGATTACGAAGACCCGTTGATGTAGTCGTAGTATCATTAGTTCCAGTTGTGATAGCGTTACGTGTTGTTACGTTCACTTCTGTGCGCGATGTCAGATCTTCAATTTCTTGAACACTGTCAAATGGAGTTGTTGTGGCTACTGTGGTAGTTGTAGGAGTTTCTGTTTCTTGGATAGGAACTTTAAAAATCCTTTGTTGTCTATTGGTAGTGATTTGTTGTACATTGTTCACTGGTGGAGCATAAGTATAATTTTCGTTATAAATTATTCCACTTGTTACACTGATTTCTGTGTCAGTTACCCGGGCATCGTTTACATACAGTCTTTCACTTTCGGGTGAACTGTATACAAATTTAGAACCATCTTCATTTACGGAAACGTCTGTAATTTGATTGGTTCCATTATCATTATGATAACTTACGAAAGATGGTGTTGTCGTCTCAGTGGACCACAATTCTACACCACCAGTCCTCGACCCTATTAGAACCCTTTTACCATCTGCACTGATATCTACCCTGTGACCGAAATTAGTGACACTACTGGTATTTTTTATAATTTGATGTATGGTATCCGCGGCTATACGATACAAGAATGCGCGGCCACCACTCCAATTGGGAGCTCCTACGATAATTGTATCAGCATCATCGCTTATTGCTATCGATCTACCAAACATACTCGTACTCGGACTCGATGGAGCGGGTGTTGGTAAGTCTAGTTCCGATGACAAAGACCATGTACTACTACTGTATGTATACAAGAATAGCCTACCGTCACAGTCTATTGTTCCGCTATCATTCCCATGCATACTCACGCAAAGTGTGTTACCATCACCAGTCAATGCGACTTGTATACCATAATTTCCAGACTGTGTGGATAATTGTATCTGATTAGAACTCCATGAACCATTCGAGTAATCATAAATAACAACAAAATTGGCACTTGTCGACTGTACACTGGGAATTACAACTCCACTCACAGCTAACCTATTCCCTGTATTATCCATGCTCATACTATGACCGTAATTCATCGATGGAGTATTCGCTGGCTGATAAAGTTGTTCAATAGTGCTCCACGTTCCATTGCCAACTGTAGCCGCATCCCAAGACTCGGTATACCTCATTACATTAATATGGGTCTCATTTGGTCCAGCAGAAGTCAGGTTAAATGAATCGGTGTGTATATGGGTCGTTGTATTATATTTAGGAAACGATATTTCGCTCCAATTACCCTGTCCCGTGTATTCCCATAATTTATTATCAAGTGGTCTGAACCATTTTAATCCAATGGTGGACACATTACGCGCATCTATTCCATCGATAAAAACTGACCAATACCAACCAATGTAGAAATCACTAGCTGAAGCATATGTGGATGGAAATGAAGCATTAGAATCAGGCGCCGCGCTGGACCCGAGTTGTGCACCGAAGTTCCAATCTTCTCTTCTTTCGATTCCGCCACTATATCCTGGAAGTATTGATACATAATTAGGGGAGGTTCCGGACCCTCTTTTATAACCTACATGGGTACCAGTTGTATATCCCGACATATTTATATAGTTCGCATACGTACCTTCAAGTCTGTAATAAGAAGATACCGATACAGACCCGTCAGAATTTGTAACATTTTGATTAAATGTATGATCGAGAAATCGTGTGTTATTATCGGTTTTAGAGTTGGTATAAGTTTCTATATATTCCATCCCAAAGAGATTTGTCAGAATCACCCCATCATTATTATACCCTATAACCTGACCCCCCATACTATAAATGGGGGTACCTTGGGATACTTCAACTTCTGTCATATATCTATAAATATACATCGGTACATCAGATAATCCCCCATTTGTAGAAATAATACGCGAGCCATCTTTACTAATATGACAGATGTTACCATACTTTGGTAGAGTTGTTTCTAAATCAAAGGAATAATCAGAAACGTCATAAATATCGAAAACTGTGGGTTCAATATCTATATAAATTGTACCACTCAAAAATCCACCTGTGTTAACACCTACAGTACTTGAGGTTGAATCTCCCAAACTATCTGTCGGATTTGATATTTGAAATGTAATAACACCTGAACCAGGTTGAGATAAACTAGGCCCCTGAGATACATTTTGGGTATCATCAGTGTTTGTGGTACCAATGGCATTTGTGCCGGTGGAAATTACTACCGGTGTAGAATCTACAGCACTCTGTAATAAATCTTCTATATTACCTTCAACTCTCACTGGAGTGGTGGTGTTTGGTGTAGAGCTTTGCGTAACGGTAAATTCTATTTGAGTGAGAGAAGTGTTAGTGGGCAATGTACCTGTACGTTTGAACATCTCATAAGAAGTCGCAGATGTCGTCGAATCGATAGTTTTTTGTCCTAAAGTTGTAGATGGTACTGAAACGGGATCCTGAAATACCGTAACTGTGGGGGATACTGCTGCACTCGTAGTAACGGCTGGTGTACCATCAACCGTTGAGACAATCACTGTACTAATTGGATCATCTAATGTGTTTATAACTGCTGTGGAAGATACTACATCAGCTACGGTTTGTGGCACACTGGGATTAAATGACAAACCAATCTTCTCAGTGATGGTAGTAACAGTGGTAGCTATTGTGTCTACTCGCTCCTTTTTCGTTGTGACATTATTTGTAATGGTCACTGGTGTAATCGTAGTGGTTGTTGTATCCGTTGTGATCGTTTCCGTGAACGGGGTTTGTGTATCAGTTGTTAGAGTAAATGGTACCGATAAAAACGATTCAGTGTCAACTTGTGTAGTGAGTATGTAATACCCATGATCGGGAATGGGTACTGTCACCAAGGATTGTGTAGTCGTGATTTCAGTTTGACTACGGATACCCGTTGCTGTAGTCGTAGTATCATCAGTTCCAGTCGTGATAACATCAGTTATTTCCTCATTCTCCTCTACACGCTGTGACAGAAGTTGAACCTGTTGAACACTATCAAATGGAGTTATTACTACTGATGTGGTAATGTAGGGAGTTGTCGTAATTTTTTGCTCCACCTCATATGGTGGCATTATTAAAACTGAAAATGATAACCACGTCGAGTCTGGGTATCGGAATGTACGATAATCGCAACTTGTTTCGGTCAGTGATGATATAATAGCCGCGCTACCACCTTCAAAAATTTTTGCACTACCTGCGGTGCTATAATAGGTGTACCCCCCACTATAAATATATTTAGTACCATCTTCATTTATGGAAACCTGTGTTATATCATCTACTCCTTGGTTCGGTCCATTTGCAAAGCTATAACTATTGAAAGAGACACCGCCTCCCGCGTAGCCGGGGTTAATGTCCCACAATTCTACAGGCCCCTGTCTCGATGATATTATAACTCGTGTACCATCTGAACTGATGGCAACCTTATTTCCAAAGCCGAAATGGTACGGAGTGCTCTTTCCAGGTGTGTAAAAGCCTAGATGTGGGAAAATCTCTTTGACGAAACTGGGACCGTAATGTGGGTATTTCATATGATACACGAATACACGACCACCATTATAACCGGGTGCTCCTACGACAAGTACCGTTCCATCCTTATTCACTGATATTGATCTACCTAACATAGCAGTAGCAGTATTGCCCCACGTCATTGAACCCGGTAGAGTCTTTTCACCCGGCATGCCTCTACCGTAATCCTGAACTTGGCTAAGACTCCATGTGGTCCCACTGACCCATGTGTATACAAACACTCTACCGGTGCAGTTTATTGTTCCGGTATCATTCCCATGCATACTCACACATAATGTGTAACCATCACCCGACAATGCGACTTGTATACCATGATTATTATTATCAGCTGGTAATTGTATTTGGTGAGAAACCCAGGAACCACCCGACCCCATGGAAAGATAGGCGCCTGGGCCCGCCACGGAGCCCACCTGGTTAGGTGGCGTCGCGGGGACGTAATCATAAATAACTACTTTATTACACGACCCGGTCCCGTACTGTGGTTGGACAGGTGGCTTGTCTTGAACGTAAGTGTACGTCTCCGTGTCAATGAAATATGCAACTCCGCTCACGGCTAACCTATCCCCTATATCATTCATGCTCATACTGTGACCGAAATGACATACTCCCATATCTGTTGGTTTAGCGAGTTGAAACGTTTTTGCCCATGATCCGTTACCCACGAAATTTGCTGACCAATTCTCAGTATAATTCCATATATCAATCCCTTCTTTAGGTGATATAGCACCATTAAAAGACATTTGATAATAATTAGATCCTGCTATCACAGATCCATCATAATTAGTTACAGTTTGTTTAGCTGATTGATAAAAGTATAAATTTCCTGTCTGTGACGATCCCGTGCGCGGCTCGAAATATTCACTCAGATAAGTTTCGTAATTTATCGTTACCAAAGGAGCGCTGCTTGCCGACTGATATCCGTAACCCGCATGTGGCCTAAACGCCTGTGGAATTCCCTTAATACGTCTATATATATACGCGGACGGTGAACTATAATTTACATTATGGGTAGAAACAATACGTTCTCCATTTCTAGACATTTGACAACATGATCCATGATTTGAAGGTTTGGTTTCTGTGTCAAATCTTATATTAGTATATTGTGGTGTGTAACCTGGAGTTGCGTATAGGCTACCACCTGGATTTGATACCGTCGCGTATTGGGCGGTTGTTACCTGTCCAGAACCGAACTGGTTCATACCTGTGGAATTTGAGAGTGAGAAAATTACACTTGAACCTGTGATGTCATTAAGTGAACTAGTTCCCCCAGAATACGAAGTTTCATCAGTTCCGGCCACTGGATTCAATGAAGAGGAACCGGTTGAATTTACTACCGGTGTGGAATCTACAGAACCCTTTAATAAAGAGTCTATATCACCTATAACTCTCACTGGAGTAGTGGTGATTGGTGTAGAGGTCACTACATCTACAAAATCTATTTGAGTCGGTAAATTTATCGTGGGCACTGTACCTGTACGTATTAATGTGGTGGATGTAGACTCATTTGTTGTCGAATCGACAATTTTTTGTCCCAAAGTTGTAGATGTTGGTGGTGAAACGGGATCCTGAAATACCGTAACTGTTGAAGATGTTGTTGAACCCAGAGTATCTACCGGTGTGCCATAAACACCTGAACCATACACTGTAGTAGGATATACACCTGTTGCTCGCGTATATGTACTATATGTGGTCGGGTCGTAGTAGTTCGCGGGTTGAAGGTTTGATGGTCCTCTCAGCAAACCAATAGTTAATAACACACTGTTAATAGTCTGAACTGTCGTGTCTACTCGTTCCATTTTCGTAGTGATAGTATTTGTAGTGCTTATAGGTGTAGTTGTTATGGTTGTTATACCTGTTGTCACAGTTTCCGTGAATGGGGTTTGTGTATCAGTTGTTAGAGTGAATGGTATTGTTGAGTTTTCTGTGGCAACTTGTGTAGTGAGTGTATTCGTGTTAATATTTGATAGAGGTTCAATTTCTATACTTAATACTTTATGTGCTATTCTGGACATGTTAATATGACCCGATGGTTCGGGTTTCATAGGATTTAATGCGAATGAATGATTACCAAATACACTAGGTCCAAATTTCCGTTGTTCTATTTCGATCGGTCCACCGAAATCACTCGCAATTGGGGAGTTCATGTATTTTTCTAGTACATGGTCATATCCCACTTCTTTACCTTTTTTATGGAAGAGGGTTTCATTATTTATTTTCAATTCTACACTCTTAATTTTATTGTATTGATTTGAAAAATTACTGTTTACTGATACATTTGATTGTGAAACAAAATACATTTCTCTTACAGGGTTTTGAAAGTGGAGGAGTACATCTTTTTTCAATTCGTTTGGTTTCATTTTAAATCGGGATAACTGTAATTGTGTAATCATTTGATTTATTTCATTTGACATGAAAAATGATTTTTCTTCTGGGGTGACATACACATTTTCTACGTTGAGAGAAATACGATTTATTTTACCCCCATAGGATGAAGGATCTAGTATAACTTCATTAAATTTTCGTAACTTTATTTTAACTTCTACATTTTGTTTAGATAATGCGCATAGAGGAATCGATAATCTTGGATTCCTATAAAAGTAGAATGGTAAATCTAGGAAGTAAACATATTCACCAGCATAAGTATCTAATAGGTCACCATGACCCGTTAAAAAATACAGTGTTTGTCTTGTATCGAAATCATTATTTCGTAATTGTTGATAAAGATAAATATATTCACCTGTAATTTTCTCTATTAACTTCCCACCTATATACAATTCCGCAAATTCTATGAGATGAGACATGAATGACGGTGACCAGGATGTACCGACGGGTGCTAAAGGACTCCTAGCGAGTTTAATTGTCAGATTTTTGATGAAGTCTGCGCGAAATTGTGGGATTTTACAATGAAGGGTTCCTCCATAATCTATGAGACCATCAAATTGACATTCATTCACATCGAATGCGAACTGAGTATGTCTTTTAAATCGAGTGAGAAAATAGGACATTTGTGGATCACCTGTCAAATACACATCCTGTAGACCGGTAGTAACTATATCAAATCTACCGGCCATCCTTATAGAGTACGAAGTTTAATTTTTTAAGTAAAATCGTCCACAAGTAAACACTATTATACATTTTAACTGACTTAGACATAAAAACATATAGATACATAAGTATGAATGAATTATCTGAAGTTATGCAACTGATTGATAAAAATTCAGATAAAATACCCGAGGGGGACTATTTGGACTTATGTAACCGTCTAAAAAAGGTGTACAGTCAACGAAATGATCCGGAGTTCTTTTTTGATTATGATACATTCGATGTACCACATATTGGTCCAACATTGGAGGTATATGAATATTTCCACGAATTCTATGTTAATCAGGCTATAGGTCTTGACATTGATTATATAGGTGGTCAGATTGAATATTTACGAAAAGAATTGAATCAAATTGAGCCTCTTAAAAGAAAAACCAAGAGCATCAAAGAATTCGCTTTCAACCACTATTGTTTATCGAATGATCTCATACCACAAGAAAATACACCAGAGAGTTTGGGTCTTAACAATGAAGATATTCTGAGTATGGCAAAGAATTACATTTATATTGAAAATATCTTTAGAGATAAGTATCGTAAAATGATTGAGAGGCGTCTTGACATTTTAGAAGAGGCTGAAGATAAGCTTTATGAATTGTGAAACCTAAGTAATAATTGAAAATACATAAATTAATGTATCAAATATGGAGAATTTACGAAGTATCATGCAAAGTCTTGACGACATTTCCAAGTTGATCCCAGAAGGCACTTACTTGGAAATGTGTGACAATTTGAAGATGGTACATGACCAGATCCCCCGTAAAATGGACCCTCCTATTAGGGATAATAGACGACCCCCCTTCCAGGTTATCCAGGGTGGAGAGGTTGAAGTACTCCGTCTATTGAACGAAGACAGTGATTCTGAAATTGAGTTCGACGATGACGATGATTACAATCCAGAAGTGTATGATGAATGGGCTCAGAATGAAGAGATTATTCGTAAATTGCTTGCTGATATGAAAGTTGCTGACAGATCACTAAAAATTCTTAAGCCTATTCAGCGTATTACTAAAAAGGTCAGGGAAGACGCTCTCATGTCATATTGTCGACAGGCTGATTTCTACCCTATGGAGATGACTGAGTGGACTTTTAAAAAATTCGTTGAAATCGCGACTCGTCACAACTGGCCGGAAAGCCATAGGAACAAGCGATATGAGAGAAAAATTCACGAGAACTATAAAATTGTCGAAAACCGCCGCATCGAGAGGCTAATAAGCGAGTCGGGGGAATTGAAGAGAAATTTAGAACGTGAGATTTCAGGGTATAGAGATCGTCAGAACTACCTGAGGGTTACTTACAACTTGTAAGTTTGTTCACACCACCATTTGTTGCCACCTGTGTACTCAAATATGATATGAATAAGTGCACCACTAAGGAAAAGTAGCCAGAATACATCTAGCCTTTTAACATTTTTTAATATATAAAAG